GTTGATGTCATTGTCAGATGTTCCTACTCTACCTGGTGTATTTAAAAGTCTATCAGCCACAAATTGTAGTTGTGGTGGTATTACTAATTTTTTACCTTGTAAAGCAATTACCATATTTCTGTCATCAACAAAAGTTGAAACTGAAATAATTGCATCTTCTAATGAAGTCTCGTTCAAGTCTGAATAAGTGCTAGGTCTATTACTTAATGTACCGCCACCTGTTAGTGGGTGATCAGTAGCAACAAGTGCCTTGCCATCTCCTCCAGTAAAGCTTGATGAGAATGCGTTGTTAAGCACAGAAGCAGCTTTCACTTGCTTTGTATGTGCCATGGATCTTGCTAGAGCTTTTGTGTATCGAGCTCCCAATCTGTCATACAGGTTATCTTCGATAGCCTCTTCAGTTAGTGCAAATGCTAACGCTATGGTTTCATGTGAATACCTAGCAGTAAAACCTTCAGTAGCACTGTCAAATTCGACTCCTTGCCCTTCTGTTTTTACTTTAGCGTTACCGAAACCAACGATCATGGTTTCTTCTTCAAATGCTCTATCTGAGGATTCTGTCTCAAATATCTCTGCATGTTGTTGTTCGTACCTGTTGTATTCCATGCCAAATAAGGCATTTAAACCAGGCTCCAATTCTTTAGCTAATTGTGCTCTTGAAATTGCCATAATTTATACTCCTTATTAAGCTAGACCTGCACCTTTTTGGCCGCAGATATGATTTTGAATAACAACTAAAACATTAGTGTTTGCCGAAGCAACGTCTGAATTTTCAGGATCTTCTGAAATATCAATCGCTTTGATCGGTAAACCTGCTGTTGTAGCACCTGTTGTGACATCTAACTCTGCTCCTGAAATACCACTTAAGGTACTTCCCGCAGTTGTGTAAACGATGTCAAAGTTACCAAACAGATCAGCCACTGGGAAAGTGTCGTCTGCTTGAATCTCGAAGACCACGTTGGGATCATCGATTATGAAAGCAATTATGTCTGAAGCATTTGTGCTTGCAGGGTAATAATTACTAAATACTTGTTCACCCGAAGTAGGATCAGTGTATTTACAGCCATTGAATACGCCAACAATCGGTACAGTTCCACCGTCAGCATGTATTTCTACACCGCCTCCAGTTACCTGCATTACCATATCTCCTTGGAAGATACTGGTTCCATAGTTAGCAGCGATTCTATAACGGCTTTGTCCACCTGAGTAAGGTGAACCACCCATCATTCTTACGGGTTTCATTCCAAATGAAGCATCTAAATTTGCCATTTTTTATGTTTCCTATAATTAAATTTATATATAGAGTTACAGAGTTATCCTCTGTTTCCTCCACCAAAAGTCACCTTTGATTTAACCTCTCTTGAGATTGGCATCGCTGGATTCTCTTCACGCATCAGGTCATTTTCTACAGCAGACATTTGATTGCTGGTTTGTTGTTCAAAAAATTCATTTCTTTGATCTGCGATTTCTTTATCTATTTTGCACAGTATCAACCCACCAACTCCAATTACTCCTGCATGACGACCATCATCGACTGTAGGTAAATCATGAAATCCAGGTAATTCATCTGGTCTAACAACCTCGAATCCTTCACGAAATCTTTTTGAGACATTCGTTTTGTCATCTTGGCCTAGTACAGATTCTCTGATCCAACGATAAGTAATACCTTGTGATTCAGCTACTTTAATAGCTTCTTCTGGTAGTTCTAACGCTGAAGGCATCTTCCAAACTTTAGGTCTGGCTTTTGTCTCTCTAGTATCAGAGTTTCTAGTAGCTCTGTTATCTTCAGTTTTATTATCTATTTCTTTGCTCATGATTTTTGTAACCTCGCTTTTTGTTTTGCGTAATCTTTAAATGACACTCCAAGCTTCTTAGCTAGTTGCTGTTCGCTCGGTGTCAACTCGATACGATTTTGTTTGCGTCCAGTCGATGTGTTGCGTGTAGCTGAAGCGACAGTTTGGACGGGTTTCTTGTCTGCTTCCACGTTAAATCTTTGAGGCAACTCTTGTCGCACTCGCTTATCTATTTCACTATAATACTCATCACTCTCTGTGTCAAAGCCTTCATTCTCTAATTGTTTGTGAACTGCAAAGGCAACACTTGTTGCAACTTGATCTTTTCCAAACCAAGTATTCTTATTTGCCCAGTCACGAGCTTTGTCTGATGGTTCATTATATTCTTCTTGAACAGGTTGAGCTTGTTGATAAACCTGTTGTTGTTGAGCCTGTTCTATATAAGCTTGCTCTTGAGCATCGTATTGTTTTTGCTGTATTAAATACTGCTCATGTCTAGCTTTATCAGCTGTTGCCATGCTTAAAGCTTCTGTTGCTGTTGCTATAGCTTCAGAATCTCCAGCTTCAGTTGCTTGTCTTAATGCTTGTTTTGATAAGCTAAGTTGAGATTCAACTCTATTACCAAACTCATCACCGTAACTAGATTGAAAAGTTTTTTGAGACTGTCTTAGTTTTTCATTTTGATCTTTAAGATCTTTAGCATACTGAATAGCCATCAGCTCCCTTCTTTGAAACTCTTTGGCTTGTGCTACAGCTTTGTTAATTCTGTTTTGTGCAAGGGTAGCTCTCTTTTCTACCTCTGACTGATCCTTTGCTTTTTCTTCTACTTTAGGTGAAACTTCAAAGTCTTCTTGTATCTCATCTTCAGATGCTGCTGATACCTCTTCTTTAATTTCAACTTCTACAGGATCTTCTTGTACCTCATCTTCCACTCTCCTATTCTCTGGAAGTGCGGCCTTTTCAATTTTTTCATCTGTAATTTCTATATCTATATTCTGTGCTTCTTCGCTCATTCTTTACTCCTATAAAGATTTAATATCATCTGGATCAAGGATTGTCGCAATCACTTCATCATCGTTAATAATACGAACTTCGTTATCATCTTCTAATCTAAAACGAGTTCCTGCATATCTACCAATTAGAATCCAATCTCCTTTATTACACCAAGGGGATCTTCTATCTGGCTCACCAAATTTATTATCTTTATAGGCTAATGGGCCTACTTTTAAAACATAGCAGATCACTGTAGCCAAAGCTTCTTTATCTAAAGTTTCTTTAACTAGTTGAATACCACCATCAGTTTGACCTTTACCTCTGTATGGCAATACAAGTATTCTCCATCCAGTAGGATTTGGCATTCTGTCAAGTAGTGATTTATCTAGTAGTTTAGGATCGAGTACCCTTTCGTCTGATTTTATAAAAGCTTTGTCTAGTTCTGAATTTTCTTCAACTTTTTGTTTTGCAACATCTTCTTTGTGTTGTTCGAATTTTGTTTTTTTTGCGATTGTATCAACCATCGTTATCATCCATTTGCAGCGTTTCTCTTAAATCTTGTTGTAGGGAACGAATCGCTGATAACTCTCCCATAAGATATTTGTAATCTTCCATTGATTTTATATTGCCGCCAGCAATAATGTCAACAGTGTTTCTCTCTCTTTCTCGCAAAGTTTTAAAAAAATACTCTGCTAGTCTTATTCCGTCCAATTAGCTCTCTCCTAATTTTCAAATATTATTAACGTCTACCTCTTCCTCCCATTCTTGGCATCATAGGTATCGGTCTGTCCATTACATTCATTCTATCCATTCTGTTTATTTTTGGTAATTCTAATCTTGGTAAATCTACTAATGCCATAGGCATAGGATCTGATGGTATAGGTGATGCTATCGGAGCAGGCATAGGCATTCTTGGTTGCATAGGCATAGGCATTCTTGGTTGCATAGGCATTTCTTCAGGTAAAAAATCTGGAGTTGGCGGCATAATGCCTGGGCCAAAGCCAAAGTCTTGTGGGGGTATACGTTTAGGTGAAAAGCCACCGCCAGCACCACCGATTGATGGACGTGGAATTGGTCTATCATTAAAATCAGTGCCTTGGTTATTTATAAAATCTTGCAACGCATTACCAGCTGCGACTGATCCCTGTTGCTCATTAAAAGTTGGACTACCTCCTAAATAGGATACACCCTCGTCTACCCTAGGATCTGGCACTCCACCTCCAGGGCCACCGATTGACATAAAGTCATCTCTTGTTCTTGGAGGCATTCCTCTAGCTTCTCTAATAGCATCTATTCTAGGTTGTGCTGGAGTGTCTATTGTTGGCATTACTGGATCTTGTGGTATCGTGCCTCCTGCATCAGCTATTCTTTGATTTATTGCATCCATATCAATATTAGAAAAATCAAAATTAAATAAGTTTGGATTTTCCAAACCACTAATCATAGGACGATCTATCATCATGTTATCCATAGGTATATCCATAGGAGGTTCTTCTACAATAGGATCCTCTACCATAATAGGAGGTTCTTCTCTTCCAATAAAAGGAGGCATTGGTGGCATTTTATTATGTGATACTACACCATCAACCATGTAAGTATGAGTATTAGAAGTGGTAAAGTTATACACTTTTATAAAATCTTTTTCACTTTCAAGTTTTGTAACTTCTTCTACACCATCTTTAGTTATTAATTTATCACCTAGCTGTAATTCTTTAACCTCTATTCCATAATCGTTATAAACTGTATTAGATAGTTTAGAGTTATTAGATTTCCACCCATCGTTAGTTAAGAA